GGCGGACAACCGGCCGCGGCGCCGTGCGACGTCAGGCGGGCGGGACTGCGGAAATCAGCCGCGGCGCGCCGTATCTTTTGAAGAATTCCGCGCTTGTCGCGGGATTCTTCACGGCCCCGATTTTGGCAAAAAATTTAGATTTTAACAAAAAAATCAGGTCGGAACCCGACCAAAGGAGGCGAGAAATGGAACAAACGATCACGATTCGCACCAATCGCACGACACACCTGACGGTAGCGACGCTGCGGGTGTATCAATGCCTGAAAGATAAACTCCAAGACCGCGCGGAAGTCGTGGACTATCGGAAAATAGCGGGCGAAGTGGGCATGAGCTGGAACGGCGTGAAATATGCCGTATCAGCCTTGATCCGTTACGGCTTTATCAAGAAAGAAGGCGGGAAACTGTCGGTTAATCCTTCCTCGCCGGAAGTTGTAGGGGGGGTATAGAACGGAGGCAGGAAAATGAAAGAGATATTGAGACCGAAAAGCAAGACGCCGACGGAAAAGGAATGTTATGAGGAACTTGTAAAAGTGATACGGATATATTGCTACCAGGCAGTGGTGCGGGAAGAAATAGAGTTTTTCCGCTGGTGGGTAAAAAATATCTTGACGCAGCTTTCGGAGTATGCGTCATCGCCGGACGAGCCGGAGAAGTACCCGGCATATAAAGAACTGCGCCGAAAGGCAAGCGAGTTTGTGCGGGAGCCGGCGGAGGATCCGTCGCGGGTAATGAGCCAGAGGACGGAGCTGAAAGCGGCGTTAGAAAACGCCGAGAAGGCGGGCGGGTTTCGAGTGCGGTCACGGAAGCCAAGAACGCAGGAAAAGCCGGAGAAACAAGCAAAGTGAAACATGAAACATTTAGGAGACATAAATGAAATAGACGGAAAAAAGGTGCCGCCTGTCGACGTGATAATCGGCGGAAGCCCTTGTCAAGATTTATCGGTCGCGGGGAAACGTGCGGGCTTGCAGGGCAAAAGAAGCGGACTGTTTATGGAGCAGATACGGATAATACGAGAAATGCGGGAGACGAGCAAAGAAAATGGAGCAGTTGAAATTAGACCTCGATACATGGTTTGGAAAAACGTGCCGGGAGCGTTCAGCACAAACGGGGGAGAAGATTTCCGCGCAGTGCTTGAAGAAACGGTGCGAACCGTCGCCGAAAACGCCGTTATACCTCGACCTGCGGGCGGGAAGTGGCGGAATAGCGGGTGTATCGTGGGAGACGGATTCTCCGTCGCTTGGCGAGTACTCGACGCGCAGTTTTGGGGAGTGCCCCAGCGTCGCCGTCGAATCGCGCTTGTCGCAGATTTTGGAGGCGGAAGCGCACCCGAAATACTTTTTGAGCGAAAGAGCGTGCAAAGGGGTATTGAGGAGAGCGGAGGCGAGGGGAAAAGAACTGCCGAAGATATTGAAGCAGACATTAGAAATACAGTCCTTGACCTCAGTCAGAGGAGGGACGGAATTAGAATTTACAAAAACATAACCTCGACTGTCTCGGCGTTAGCGGGAACGGTCGGGAATAATATCCCTTTATGTTTCGGAGTCGATACATATAACCAATGTGAAACGGGCGAAAAAGCAAAAAGCCTTGTCGGGCATAGTGATACAGACGGATTACCCGTTATTTGTTATCGAGAATCTTCATACGGAGATTATGAAACAGGAGCGGGAACGTTAAAGGCAAGCGGCGGTTGTTTAGGCGGGGGAAGCGAAACGCTGGCCGTCGAAAAATACAAAGTGCGCCGCCTTACCCCGTTAGAGTGCGAACGTCTGCAAGGCTACCCGGACGGCTGGACGGATATAGGAGAATGGAGAGACGAAAGAGGCAAGAAACACAAATCGAGCGACGCGGCGAGATATAAGGCGCTCGGTAATTCAATAGCGTTGCCGCCGTGGAAATGGATATTGAAACGGCTATGCGCGTGTTACGAGCGAAACGCGACCATGGCAAGCCTGTTCGACGGGATCGGCGGCTTCCCGTTGATATGGGAACAGTTGAACGGTCGGGGATCGTGTATATGGGCGAGCGAGATAGAAGAGTTCCCGATTGCGGTTACGAAAAGACGTTTAGGATAATATCAAAATGAAAGTGGATATATACAAGCCGGAGAAGCGGTATAAAATTTTATACGTGGATCCGCCATGGTTTTACCGATGCGGGAATCGACGAGGAGTGGCGAAAAATCATTATCCGACAATGACGTTTTCAGAGCTTGCGGAGCTGCCTGTTCCGGCATTGGCGGAAAGAGATGCAGTGCTGTTTATGTGGGTGACATATCCAACGATAGAGGACGCCCTGCGATTAATTCCCCTGTGGGGCTTTGAGTATAAGACGATCGCCTTTCAATGGATAAAGTTGAATCCTTCGACGCAGATGAACGAATACCGAATCATGACGGCAGCGGAATTATTTGAAAAATCATGTGCGTTGGGTCTGGGCTATTGGACGCGGGGAAATACGGAGTGTTGCCTATTGGCGACGAAGGGACACCCGAGGCGGAAGTGCGGGATAAAATCCGGAAACTTGTCGGGGGGGGGCAGCTATTGAGCTGTTTGCCAGAGAAGAAATAACCGGCTGGGATTGCTGGGGTAACGAGGTTTAGGACAAAGGAAGGTTAAGAAATGGCGGAAACGGTATTGAAAATTAAATTGCCGGAAACAAAGCGCGGGCTTTTTAACCGCGTCCCCACGCGGTTATATTCCCCCAGAAAGGGAAAAAAGAAGCTGACGCCTTCCGCGGTGTCCGTTGCCGGAAAGATTTACGGTTTTTCGCATACGAATGATCCCGAGGCGGTCTGTCGGTTGAGTTATGAGCAAATCCGTGAGGAGTTCGGATTTTCAAGAGCTACGATTGCGGGCGCGATAGAGCAATTATGCAAAGAAAAAAAGATCGAGCGTGTAAAGCGAGATCAGGACGGCACGGCTTATAAATACATAGAAGAAATCAAAGGCAAGCGTTATGACAATATCCCGCAGTATTTATATACGGCGGAAATTTGCGTATGTGGAGAATGGCGGAAGCTGACGCCTTCGGAGATCAGATTGCTGGCGCATATTACGACGGCATGCGAGAATAAGAAAAACTGCGGGATATGTCGTGGCTCGGCGGGACAGTTCGCGCGGGATTTGGGAATATGTAAAACGACGGTAAAAAAGGCACTTCGTGCGCTGATGAAAGCGGGATTGATTTACCGAGCGAAAGAGAACAAAGGGAAGAGCAAGTATAATTTAAGCGGTTATGAAGTCAACCGGGCGGTTTACGAATACAAAAAGTATTTGAAGAAACCGCGAGCGAAGCGAGGGGAAAAGCCATTTGTTTCCGCCGAGGTTGCGGCAGCGAACGCCAAAGCGGAACGGGAAAGCTATTATGCAAAGCTGCGGGAAGAAGCGCAGCAGCGTGTAGATAAGTACCTTTTGAAAGCGAATAGGGAGCCGAGATTTAAGGAAATCACGGGCGAGCTTTCGCGGATGGAGATAGCGCAGGCGAAAGCGGAGATCTTCGAGCCGGTAACGCTGCCGTCGCTGCTCATCAAAAAGCAAGCACTAATAAAAGAAAGGCGGGAGATATTGAAAGGGCTGAACATGACGGAGGCGGATCTGTTGCCGCGATATAAGTGCCTGAAATGTTCAGATACGGGATTTAAGCCGGACGGTTGTCAATGTAACTGTTATCCCAAAGGAGGGACGACATGACAACGGGGCAAGGCGGAAGGAGTAGGCGAATTGGATAGAAAAAAAGAAGCGTGGAGAAATCCGCGCTTATAGTCGTATAACAAAACGAGCGTTCGGCAGGATTTAGCCGGGCGCTTTTTTCATGTTCGGTAACTCGGTTAAAAAGCGAACTTCCGGCGAAAAAAACTGCCCCAAAAAAGTTTGAAAAATGCCCCAGTCAAACATACATTATTATATATGTTTGTAATATATAATATAGCGCGAGGGCGCCGAAGGCGGGAACCCAGACCGCGCAAAAGAGGGGAAAGCGGAAGGATAAAACGCGGGAAGCCCGGCGAGCGGGCTTCCGGGATATGGAAGAAATAAAACGGAAAGCCGGAGGCGGCTTTCTCGGTGTTGGAGCTTATCGGCGGGAGGACGGCCGCCACGGTGAAGCTGCCCGGAAAGCTGATAAATAACGAATCCCCCGCCCGTGCGCTCTGGATTAAAAGGGTGATTTATAAAGAAAAGCCCGCCCAAGTATGATATGCACCCCAAAAGTTAGACACTTTTGGAGGTGCATATTTTATGTCAAGA